AAGATACAACCTTATAATATTCAGTTGGAGGGTTTGTTGAACCAGTTTCACCAGAAGCACCGCTTCCAATTGTTGAAAAAGGTTGAACTTCCCATTCTAACGCAAAATTATCATAACTTGGTTGTCCTACAATAGCACCAGCAAAACAATAAAAAGTTAAAGCAATATTTGCTGATGATGAAATAGTTACGAATTGTTGTCCGCTTACTTGACCTCTACTAAATTGTGTGCTTCCAAAAGCACTCCCAGTTCTTCCAGAACAAAAACGGCATATTGTATCGCCAGTTGATGTATTCAGTACATTTAAAATCATACCACTTCCAGAATTAATAACTTTATCAACATCTCCGCCAATTACATCAGCATTTAAAAAACCAGATACTAAATAATTACCAGATGGAACATTAAACGCTGGTGTTGAAAAAATTATTTGTGCTGTTTGTTCGCTTGTATTTCCATCAGTATTAGAAAAAATAAATGATGAGGTGATTAATTCATTAGACATAATACTATATTCATCATATTCAAAAGGAATAAAACTATTTATTAAATTAGTTAAATCACTATCATATAAGGTCATCATTACTTCAAATGTATCTAATGCTGAATCATTTGTTGAAATTAAAGCATTACCACTATCTATATCTGTTTGTATATCTGTATTTGCTTGAACTAATGCTTGATAATCTACTTCATATTCATCATAAGTTCCTTGTAAATTATCTAATTGTCCGTCACTATTTATATCCTCAATATAAGTAATTTGACCTTTTTTATTAACCTTTAATTTTGGGGCATTATATTCATTTGCTACAACTGGAACTTTAACTAAACCTATTGAACCAATACTCATATATATATTTATAATATTTTATATATTACAAAAAAATAGATATTTGAAAGTGATTTTCTAAAAAAACTTCTAAAACTTCTGAAAAATTACAGCAGAGTTCGCCAACTTTTTAAATAAATATATGAATTAATCTAATCAAAAGAATTAAATAAAAATAAAAATTAATTAAATATTAATTAAATTAATAATAAATATTATTTATTTTCCCTTTTTAGATAATTTTATGAAATAATTTTAAAATTATTTCATATTTTTATTAATATTTAATTAAATTAATAATTAATTTTATTTAATTTTATTTATTTAATTATTTTTATTTAATTTATTTAGATTAATAATTATATTAATCTAATATGTGTCAGCGAAACTCTGCTGTAATATTTATAATTAATAAGATAAAAAATATATGTATATAAATTATATGGATTATCAAAAAGAATTATATGAACCTTTATCAAATCAAGAAATCACAGAAGTTTTAGGAAAATTTGAACCAATAACTTATAGTGAATTAATTAATTATTCCACTATTGAAGATTTATTAAAAAATGATTATGATTGGAGAATTATTTTATTAGAAACAAATAAGAACAAAGGTCACTGGGTTTGTATTGTTAGAAAAACAAATAATGAATATTATTATTTTAATTCTTATGGTGATAGTTATAATCAAGATTTATATTTAATTCCTAAAATGATGAGGAAAATATTAGGTCAAAATAATAACTATCTAAATGAACTTTTAACAGATAAAAATGTACTCTATAATAAAGTTAAATATCAAGGAAAAGATACTGCTGTATGTGGTAGATATTGTATGTTTTTTATTGATACAACTTGTAATTTAAAATGGAGTTTTAAAAAGTTTCAAGATTTTTTAAAAGAAAAAAAAAAAGAAAACAAATCCTTATCTTGGGATATGTTGATTATTAAATTAACAAATAGAGTTAAAACATTTACTCCTTAGTATCTTTAATATAATTATCTTTTGCTGTATTTACAGAAGTCCCCATTTTTTTTGTGTCTTGTTCTAATTCGTCCATTACTTTTTCATATTTATTTGTTAAATATAATTTTCTTAACATAGAAGCAGATATTTTTTTATCAAATATTTTATTTAAAATCCTCGTCATATCTGTTGAAGTTTTTAAAGGTCTTTTATCATAACGAACTAAAAAATCTTTTGTTTCATTTGGTTTATATTTTAAATATAGTTTAATGATTTCATCTAAATTAGAAGGGACATCTATTACTTGTTGTTGATATGTTTTTTGAGTTTTAAAACGATTAAAATAAAACTTACCTTTATGATAATAATTTGTTGTTTTATTTTCTTGTGGAACATCTACAACCATTTCAATATAATCTAAATTTCTTCTTGGTGGTGTTTTTGTAAATAATGATAAAATTAAACAATTCAATAACTTATCATATTGTTCTGGTGTTAGTTTTCTTTTTCCTTTAATTTCTTCTAATATTTCATCACATTTATCAGTTATTTCTTTTAATTCTTCTTCTGTAATCCAGTTCTCAATCTCTTTTTCTTTCATAGAAGTATTATCTTTTAATGATTTATTTAATTCTTCTAAATATGGATAATAAAAATCATATAATTTTTTATGAGGTTTTGATTTACTTTCTTTTAATGCTGAAACAATAGAAATTAAATATGTTCTTTTTGTATTATCTTTTTTTGAGTTAATTTCTTCTAAAATACTTTCTGTATTTTTTAAAAAGTTTAGATTTTTAATTTCTTGATTATTATTTAGTTTTTTAAGATTATGTAAATATAATTTTTTTGAAGAAGCAGATATATTATTGAATAAATCCATTATATAATAAATAAATATTTTTTTTAATTTAATTTTATATAAATTAAATTAAAAACGACTTTGGTGGGATTTGAACCCACGATATTCAGTTTAACAGACTGACGCATTAACCACTATGCTACAAAGTCATATATATATTATATAAGTTTTTTTAAGTTATTTTAAATACTTTCTTCTCTGTCTAATGATAATTGATTAAATGTTGGTTTTGAAAGAGGTAAAGGTTTATCTAATTTTGGACTTTGTATTTTTGGACTTTCTGTTTCTTCATTTGAAGATAAAGAACCATTTGAACTTAACATTTTAGGGTCTATTTTTAATAATTGGTCGTGTTTATTAAAATGATTTAATATAGCACTATTCTCAACTAAATTAATATATTTTTGATATACTTTATTTAAATAAACTAATCCATCTTGTCCTCTATCTGCTTCTGGTAATGATAATGTTTTAAATATATCTAATGCTAATGATTTAAATGATACTGCTAATTCTTGTTCTTGTGTGCTATTTTCTGTTATTTTCATATAAAGTTTAACACTTGTTAAAATAGTAATTATCATAGAAATAGAACAATTAACAACTGATATTACTTCTTGGTTTAAAAATGGGTCTGCTCCAACTGAAAAAGAACCAGCAAACACACTTAAAACTATTGTTGGTATTTCAAAATATTTAGAGGCATTTTTATAATATAAATGATTATTTATATGTCTATTTGTTAATTGAACACAATTTAATCTGATTTTATCTAATAAATTATCTGTTGATTGTCCCCAATTCATTTATATTATATAGATGGAAAATAATTATGATCTTTGCCGTTTTTAGTTAATACTTTATCTTTATAATCATAATTTTCAGTCATTAATGCTTCATATTTTGCTGGTAAATCACGAAGTTCTTTTCTATATGTTCTATATTTTTCTTTATCTGGACTTATCCAATCACTTATAAAATATTTATCTGTTTCATCTAAAAGTTTATTTCTTTCTTCTCTTATTTGCTCCATAAATAATTCTTTCTTTATTTCATTCCAAAGTTTATTTATATCTACTTTATCATCACCTTCTACAAAAAACTCACTATTTTTGTTTATTCCCCAAGTTTTATTTGGATAATATTTTTCAACAATTTTGCTATATTTCCACCATTCATAGTCCATATATAATTAATAAATATTTTTTTTTTAAGGTATTGTTGTTTGAACTAATTGACATTCCCAATAACCCCTTGTAGTTGATGCGTCTATAGCAGTCGCAAAAATTTGATTTCTAATTTGGTATTTATTACCAACGGACATATAAATTGTCCCAGAAAAATTACTTATCATTCCTTGAAAATTACCACAAACTATTTTTTCAACATTACTTCCACCTCCAGTTGGGACTTCAATTAATACTATTCTTCTAGCAGCGGAACTTTGAAATGTTGTAATAAACACAGATATAGTATTTTTATACCAACCAGATATTGTTGGATAAAAACCTTCGTCTAATCCAGTCACATAATTTCCAGTTGTATCATAACTATCTGCTAATGTGTTTATTTCGTAATATTGTGATATTTGAGCGCCAGTTCCTACTGTTGCGGTTGTTCCATCTCCAACTGCTCTAAATCCATAAATGCTACTTGTTCTTATTGTTGTATCTGTTCCGTTTTGAGTTAATGTAATATTTTCACCAGCAGTTAAAAAACCATCACT